TGCACACACATCTTTGCCGCATATAATAGTTTCTTTTGGTAAACTATAACGTTCAATATTGCCTATTGCACCGCCTTCTTGGCAATCTGCTCTGTACATATTTCCCCACATGTCAACGTTAATCATATGTAATCCTGCCCAGCATTTCCAACCTTGATGCCTGTTTTGATTAGTAACCATTAGATCATTAGCAGATATTTTTTGTTCATTAAGTAACAGCTCGCCTCTGTGCAAATTGTAATCATTTAGTTTTCTAAAATAAGGCCACGTTTTTATAATTTCTTGTTGCTCAGGAGTATAGTTACTAACTTCGTTTGTTATGTTTTTTCCGCTAGTCTTGTCTAAAATTACTTTAGGCCATATTGCTAAACGCTCAGTTGAGTCAAAAAGTTTTTTTGCAATTTGTTCTTGTATTTTAAAATCTTCTAAATTAGGTAACATCATTAAATTAATTGCTAGATCACATGGCTATTTCAATTATATGATCAATGTTAGCGTATTCGGGATGATAAGAAATAATAAATCCGTCTGTATACTTAGATATCTCTTTATAGTATTCTGCAGACTGACTTCCGTTGGTTAAAAAACTAAAAGTATGGCCTTGATCTTTTACTAATTTTGCAAGGTCAATAAAATGTTTCCAATATGTAGGTTCTCCTCCGCTTAAACGATAGCAGATACGTTTTCCGGGCATTTTAAAACCCTTAACAAAGTTTTCTACAGTTTCCCATTTTGGTTGTCCAGTAGTACCGTTGTGCAAATGTGAAGGGCAATAGCTACACCTATAGTTACACTTGTTGCTTAAGGTCCAGCTAACAAGGAACCAGTTTTCTTTTTCCGGATCTACGTATGATAATTTCATTATGCCATTGTATTTTTTAAAATAATATTAGCAGTCCGTGCATTAAGTCTAACTGTTAATACTAACCAATAAAGATTATCTGAGAAACTAAACACGCTGTGATCCAGTTGAAAATTAATAAAATATAGAAATCCTGGATCAGGATACATCGGCTTGCCATCAATCATTTGTACAAAATTTTCAGGCTTGCATCTTCCAAATACTGCTAATAGTCTAAAATATTTAGGTGCCGGCCCGGGAAGATCTCTATGCGGAGGGAAGAAACCTCCTTGATCAACTCTTAATAGATGAACACGACCTATATCAGGTGCAAACACATCTACTAAATTTTTAAGTTCAGTTATCTTATGATACACAATAGTAGGAGTTGTAAAATTTTCTTCCTTCATTTCTATATCATGATACTTTTGCATATAACCAAAACTGTTAAGATGATAATTATCCATTACATCATCTGAATGGCTAGTTATGTGCAGTCCCCATCTATTATTATGAGTATCTTTCTTTTGATTGTACGGACCCCAGTTATCTTTAAACGGCTCGAGTTGTCGTTCAACGCCATAGGGGTCAAAATTAAATTTTAATTTTGCTGTTTGTCCTAAGTTAGTTAGAGATTGCCACCATAGGCCGCGCTCAATTTCTTCGTTAGTCATTGTGGTTTCCTTTTGTTTATACTATTTAGTAACGTTGTTTTCTAACATTAGTTTCAATTTTAATTATTTTTTTCATAAAGAACTTAACTCCATAAATGTTTTTCTAAAATTTGTTCCGCGAGTTGAATCGCAAGTTTCTAAATATTGCTTCATTGACTTTAGCTTATTTGACCAATCTTCTTCCATCATATAATTTATTATGCCTTGCCAACGTTGCTTTCCATATGAATTTGTTTCAAACTCATCTGTTTTAATTGTATCTATAAATTTAGTTATCCTATCAGCCGCTAAAGTTTTAACATAATTAGGTAGTACACGAATATTTAAATAACTTGGAAGATATACTAAATGTAATCCTATAATGCCAGCACCGTAGGGTGCAAGATTAATTTTTTTAAAATTTGCATCTAGCTTCCACTGTGCAAGCTCATCTAAGTATAATACATTCAGTGTTTGGACTGCACAAGCAAGATTTACTGTAACGTTTTCACTACTGTTATCTAATAGATATAGATTTTTTTCAACATCGGCCCATTTACTAGGATAACGTATGTAATCATTTTTATCACCATACGCATCAACACTGAAATTAAATTTTACATGTTTAAATTTTTCCCAGAGAGCAAGAAGTTTATCTGATATTACTAAACCATTTGAATTGTATCGTAATATGCAATTTTTTGCATTGTTAGATTCTACCATAAATTCGAGAATATTATAATGCTCAGGAATTAATAGAGGTTCTCCTCCAGCAAAATACAATTCTTTAATTGATTCAGCCTGATTACGCATTGTTTCTAAGAAACTACCTTTCTTATACCAAGTGTAATCAAAATTAATATCCCATGCTTGATCTTGCTTTAACTCTATAGTTTTATATTTAGGATATTGTTGTTTCCAATCTTTAATCCACGAACTGCTGTCATGCGGACTACACATAATACATTTTAATTGGCACAGGTTTCCTAATCTTAAATCAAAATAAGGAATGTTAACAGGAAGACTTCCGTCATCTTTAGTTTGTTTAACTATGCTTTCAATGTCTAGTCTTTCTTTCCAAACGTTTGTTTCCCATATTCGTTTACTATCAATTCCGTTAGATTCTTCTACAAAACATTTTTTACAACTCTCAGGAATCTCACCTCTTAACATTTGTAGTCTAGTATTCTTCATCTGTTGCGAATTCCACACTTGTTCAATAGTGTGATGTTGAAGATTCATTGCAGCACCATCTTGCTTGACCAAACCCTCTTCTTTTTTATCTATGAGTCCTGCGCCACTAGCATTAGCAGTACAACAAACACGAACATCTCCGTTAGGTCGTGTTGCTAAATGTATCCATGGAAGAGGGCAAAATGTTTTGCTCATTGCTTATATCCTATAAGCATATATCTATCATATTTAGGTAGGTTTAGTGTAGAAGAATGTATAACTTTTAATTTTGACTGTTTAATAAAATCATCAATGTCTAATGCACAATTAATATGCTCTTCTAACTCTGAATAATTATTACTTTGTACTACAATTAACGCAGATTTAGGTACAAGATCTAACCATCTAAGATATGCTCCATTTGTAATATGTTCGCAGCTGGTGTTGATTACAATATCTGCATCGTACTTATACGTAGTCATATCAGCAGTAATCGCAGCAAAACGTCCTTCTATTTCTTGGCGTTTATTTACAGTGGTTGCAATTTTCTCGCACACTGGATCAATATCAGCACTAGTAATATGATTAATTTGTATTGTACTATTAAAAAGTAAACTAGCTAGAACACCATTCCATCCACCATGTATAACTACTTTATTAGATATATTGGGCATAACAATTTTAGATAAATTATCAATTAGCCAAATTTTACTGTTAACTTGTCCCTTCCAGAAACTTTCTAAGGTGCGATATTGGTCTTTGCTGTTGCGAATAGCGTCCATCCAAAAAAGTACATCTTGTATATCTACTTTCATCTTGTAAATTGTTCTTTTAGTTTATCAAAACTTCCGCACTGCTTAGAACATTCTTTTAAGCCTGTTGAGGTCCAGCAGCCTTTAATTTTGTTAAAGTGTCCGCTATTAAAGATTTCTTCTAAACTTTCTTTATATAAATTTGGATATTGATTAATCTTTATCATATAGTCAATTTGACTTGTAGAAAAATCAGGTAGCCATTCTAAGTCTAACCAACAGCACGGTGCAACATTACCAGTTGCACTAATATACATCTGGTTACCTTCTTGTGCTTTGCAAGAAATAATAGGCAACAATTCCTCTTGTGCAGATTTTGAAGGTTCAATAAAGGTTAAACTCTTAGTTGAAGGATAAAGCGTATGTGTTACTTTATAATCTTCATCGACTGCATCAAATTTTCCTTGCTTAAATCGGGCAGTATGTTTAACAGAAAAGTGTTTAAAGCCTAGCATCTTACTTACTTGTTGACATACTGAAGTTTGATGCTCATTGTGTTTAAAAACTAACATGTGCCATGCTGCATGGCCGCCTGCAGAAATGAATGCTTTTGCATTATCAATGATTTTATTCCAATCAGTATCAACTCTATATAGGGCGTGTGTGTCTTCTAAGCCGTCAATACCAAATGCTACTTCAACATTAATTTCTGCTAACTTTTTCCACCAATTTTTTGTCCTAGCACTTCCATTTGTATGCATAGATAAAGTTATACCAGGATTAATGCTCCTTACATATTGCAAAATTTCTAAAGTGTCTTTAGCAATTATAGGATCACCTAAATTTCCGCACAACATTAAATATTGAAGTTGGTTAATAAAATTAACATTAAACCACTTTTTAAATGTTTCTAGAGTAATTTCGGTTAGATCTAAATCACGCAATAATGGGCCACCGTGGATACGGCGAGGACACATTGGACAACGTGCTTGACATTTAGATGTAACTTCTAAATGTACCATTCTTATATCTTCTAAGTTATACATGTTTTACCTTGGGTATCTTACTATCTGCACTACTAACACAGCTAGGAGTAAGACACTTTGCAGGAGATTTAAAAATAGTAAAGCCCTTATCTAAAGTACCTAGAGGTTCTTCATGACAGCTATAACTACGCTTAACTTCATTTTCACGTATAACTATACCTTGATACCCTGCATTACACATCCAACCTTTAAATTTGTTAAATCCAAAAGCATTAAATCGTTCTGCTTGATCTATATAATACTTATTACCTTGATCGTCATGTAGTTCAACTTGCGAAACTTCTTTTCCTTCCCAGTTTTGAGGGAAACCTGTTTGCAATCTATGTAGCTGTTCAGCAGTATATCCGGATACAACAAAACTTGCTGTGGGATCGCTTTGAGGTTTAAGTGTTACATTAATACCTCTATCAGCAAATCGCTGGCATCTGCTATAGTATTCTTCGAACTGTTCCGGAACCATAACTTGGTTAATTGTAACAAATACTCCTGCATTAATCAACTGTAGGCATTTGTCTCCAAATTCTTGTTCCTTAGCATGTTCAGCATGATAACTTGCAGTTATACTTCTGCGTTGTAAAGTACTAGTTGCTTTTAGCCATCCTTCCCACCATTTACTCCCCGGAGATAAGTTAGTGGTCATGTGTATGCTTTGATACGTTGGAGCAGTATCGTTGCAGTAATGCTCTATTACTTTATCAAAGTGTTTATATGCAGTAGGCTCGCCACCGCTAAAAGAAAAGTGAAATTCGTCAAAGTTATTTGCACGGGCCTGTGCTTTGATGCTATCTAGTGTGTTTAAGTAAAGTTTTAGATCTTGATGATCTGGGGTACTAGATCTAGCGTATGGCCAGCAATAACTGCATGAATAATTACAAAATCTAGCCAGTATCCATGAGACTGTAAAAAGACGGCGGTCTAGGAGGGTTTTTTGACCAAACCGTACTATGTTGTCAAATGGTATGTGCTGAAAATTGTTCATATAACCAATCAAAATCGTTAATCTTTTTTAGCCTATCCGGCCTATTGCAATTATCATTACCATACTTACGGCCAGCCCTAGCACCGCTAATAGCATAATCTCCATATGTTCTGTCTCTACTATACGACGAGCACCATCTACTAAGTCTTTCATTTGTTTCTTCATCTAATTGTCCTTTAATTGTTTTGCTTGCAAGTTTGCAACATTCCCTAAAGGCACTTCTCCATGTGCTAAATTCGTCCGTGTTAAAAGCAGTAATATTTGAAACTTCATTCATTGCTTTAAATTTACTACTAATGCTTGTAGTCATATCAGCATTAGTTATATCCATATCTATTGTAAGTTTACGGGGTAATAATTTTACACCACCATATCCGTACTCTAGGTCGTTCACTGGATTTATACTGCGCCATACATGCACAGTTTCTAAATCCCATTCAGCTACTTCATAGCTAAAATTAAAACTGGGTAATATTTGTGCATCTGCATCTACTACCCAAAACATTTTTGTAAAACATTTTTTAGCCGCAGCTATATGAGCTTGATGTATCCCTTTAACACCATCAACTCGCTTCGCTGTAGGAAATTTACTTTTGAGATTTAGCCAGTTTTCTTCAGCGTTAGGTTCTTGATAACTTATGAATACAATATCATACATTGTATTTTAAAACTCGTAGCAAAATTTAGCAATATCATCTGCAAATATAGTATCAACTACTGCTTTACTTTTGTCGCTGTAATATAACTGATAATCAAATTTAAAATCTTCAATATTAAGCGGTCTATCAGTACAAAAATAGTTTTGAATTGTTTTAAAGTCTTCGTTAATATTTTCAGATCTTAACAAATAATCAACTTGCTTATTTCCGTTTTCTAACCAATGCAATTGTGCCAAAGACGGGTGTGGTTTATTTGATAATACTTTGCATTCTAATATTGAATCTACATATGTATCAAATGTAGTAAAATCTATTCCACTAAACTGTTTGCCTATTTCTTCAACGTTTGGAAAATTATTTGGCGGATTAATAGACATCTCATAAGAGTAAGCAACTCTTGCCCAGGGGTTTGTTACAATCCCAATGGTTTTTACTTCAGGATAGATATCATCAATTTCTTTTATAGTTAGACGATCTTGCTCTATCTCTAAATCACGAATAAATCTAAATTTTGCATTATTATCAAGTTCTACCCATCGATATATACTCCAAAAACCAATTGGACTTCTAGTAGGCATTACTACTGTAAAAAAAGAATCATCATTTTTAAATGTTGTAGTCATGTAAAATCTCTTTAAATAGATCATTAGATCTAGTATTATAAAAATTATACAGTCTTTCGCGACAAAAGTCAATATTATTTTTGAATCTATTTTGATTTTTAATCCAAAGATCTTTAGTACGCTTGTTATTGGTTAGCAGTTCTTTGTTGTTTAAGATAGCACATTCTAACCGTTCAGCCGGATCACTTATATTATCATAACTATGATCAATGATATCATCAAACATGTCCAATCCCATTGATCGTAAAAATTCTACACTGCCTTTGGAACATAGCAATATAGGAAAGGAACACCCATATATGCTGTTCAAAGTTTTTTCAGTCAAATTATAACATGCTTCTGTATAACTAGTTTCGCAAACAATTTCTACAAATGTATCTTTATAGTAATTTGCTAACTTATTTTTAAAATTTGCGACATTATCATTATTATTATTATGATATATTTTAGGACTATCATTAATTGACGTTGAGGATGTTCTTAATACATCAAAGCCTTTTAAATAAACACTAGTATTAGTTACTTTCCAGTCTGTATATTCAAAAAGATCATCAATACTGTCTTTAAACATACAGGATATTAGTCCAGAATTCTGAATATCTAAACCATATAATAAAGAAACTAACATAGCTCGATGCGCCCTTTTATTTCTATTAAGGCTTAAGAAAGTATAGTTACTATCTAGATTCTTTTCTAATATAGGTTGTAATTTTTGATATTCATGTTGATGATTAGTAATGTCGCCGCCCCACGGAACTATTCGAACATTATCAGCATTGATGTAAAATTCTAAATTTTCAACTGAGGTAAACAAAATAAATTTTTTGTTAGGGTAATACTCAAACAATGATTTTAAATAATCTGCTATAACTGGAATTTTTTGAAACCGTGAATTAAATTCTCCGGACGTTAAATGATCTTTAACTCCTATAAGAACTACATCTTGATTTATTGAATCTATTAGATGTTTTCGATAATCAAGTTCGGTTTCTAAAACCCATTTATCTTTTTCTGGCCACCACCCGTGTTCATATTTAGGATCAATTTTAGCTGACCATAAGTATAACGAATTTTTTAAACATTTAATAGTTGCCGCTAATTTAAAAAACAATCTAAATGTGAATTTATCACCAGGCGGCCTAACTAATAAAACCATGTTAAGCAGTTGTAGTTGTACGAGTTATATTACTCAATGTGTTGTATTTATCTCTGTTTGAAAGGACAGCAGCTTTTTCTACAAGAAATTCGTTGTATATTTCTTTCGTACTCCATATAGTAACCCGAGTTTTTGTCAATTTGTCATCGCTAATTGTTAAGATCGTAGATACGCTTCCTTGAGATTTCCATTTGTCAATAAATTGATTCGGGTAAGTAAAAAATTCAACTGATATTGACGGTCTTACTGATATTGTTGTTACTTGGTGTGACATGCGATATTCTCCTATGACTAGTATTTATAATCTTACAGATTATGTTTTTACACATATGAATGTAGTAAAGCACCAATGCGCATTAATAATATGTACTTTAGAAAATCCCAATTCTTTAAAAATACCCTGATACCATTCTATAGTATCAATATACATTATATCTTTTACACTTGTTTCTTTTTTTTGAATATCTAACTCGCTTACACCTCTAGTTCTTTTATAATCGTGATAGAATTTAATAGCTAACGGATCTAGTGATGTTTTTTCACTAATAACTAAAATACCGTTGGGGGTTAGATTATTGTAAATATCTTGTAAGTAACGTTTTTTATCTTTAATAAAATGTAATGTCCAATTCATTAAAATGACGTCATAGAAGTTTTGAGGCAAAGTATTGGAGCAGATTAGTGTAGCTATGTTAGGCGGACACTGGTCTAGCATAGACTGACTATTATCAACTCCGTATATATTACTAAACCCTTCTGCATGTAACCGCACTAACGTTTCGCCTATTGCACAGCCTATGTCAATAATTTTTATAGATTTATCTTTCTTTTTACAAATAGCTATGCATTGATCAATGACTTGATGGTAATTAGGAATATGTTGTGTTGCGTGTAGCTTAAATGATTTTGCAACGTCTTTGTTAAATTCCCAAGTCATTTAATATTCCAGTTGTTAACATTAACATCGCTAGGAAATGTAGTTGCAGACAAAAACCCTGCCGACAATTCCTCGTTCCTTGCTTTCACTAGCTTAATGCCAAATCGTTTTTTCTGGTATACATCAGGCAAACAATTTTTTAAATTTTGGTTAACTGATAAGTCGCAATCAAATCCGTGTAGCTTCATATATTCTATAATAAACTTCATGCTAGGAACAGCTGAATTGAAACACAATTCTTCACTGTCTGTACCCCATAGCATTGATTGCCGCTTATAAGAAATAAAAGACTCTAACTCAGAATCCATGTTATTCTTAGGGTGTACACTTTCTATAATAATTACATTGGCATAACTGGCTATACTTTTTAAAATAGGAATGGGTTCAAAGAATGCATATATTACTCCGCTAGCAATTATAATATCATATTTTTCTTTGTTTGTTTCGAGAAATGTTTCTATCGATGCGTTAACGATTTGCCACTTACTGTTATCAAAAGCTGATAGATTATCAATTGCTCTATTACATAAGTCTTCGTGGTATTCTACTCCGCAATACAATTTAGCATTATTGTAGAGTACCCATGCTCCACTAGCACCCACACAGCATCCTAAATCTAATACTGTTTTATTTTCTAGTATTTCGGAATTAAAAAAACATTTGTGTCGTGATTGCATAAACTCCGCCGATACACTATACGCACTTTTCCTAGATTCTCGAGGATCATTTAAAATAAACTGTGGATATTTTGCAAATACGTTCATAGTTTATAGAACGTTGTCTTGTGTCCAGCTATACCGTTAGAAATATCACCCTTAACCATGTGTTTGCTGTTGGTTTTTTGTTTGATATAATCTATAGCAGCCAAGTAATTACCCTGTACTTGTGTACTTGCAGTTTCCCAGAACCACCTGTCCATTGCACGAACAATTTTACTGCTGGGTTTTTCTGTTTGGAACTCCACAGTTACATCACTGGGATAGATAACTGGATGCAACACTGGCCTATATTCGCTAATATGTCGCACTAATATCTCGCTGGCCATGAATTTAGCCCAGGGATTTAATTCGCAATTACGTTTAATGTCTTGTGCTTGTTTGACCACTATCTCAGGCATATCTGGTGTCCAATAAAAGAACTCAGTAGCATACTTGCCTTTAGACAGTTCACTATCATTAAAATCTACAGGCGATACGTAATGGTACGTGGATGTGTCCATAAAATAACTATAATAATCAGTGCCGTCAAAATACACTAACGGTTTATCTATTCCTAAAATTTGTGCGATGGATTTTCCAGTATCATACAAGTTTAAAATATGATGATCGCTGTTTTGTGCAATTTGTCTAAAAACACCTGATAAAGTAATGTTAGTACATAAAGGCACAGTATCAAGCCAATCTTCTTGTTTGAGCAACTCTAACCCTGGTTTTGAAAAATCCTGATATCTAATTAGTGTGTTAGGATGAAGTTTATTGCGTATCTTATTCAAATAAGGCACTGCGGAATATTCTAGCTCTGCATAAAAATTGCCTTCACTAGTGTCATTGGGGTCAAACGATTGTCTAACAGTTTCAGGCAACTGCATTACAATCTCGTCTAGGAAAATATTATTCTCAACAAATGTTCTTAAGATAGTGGAGCTATCTGCGCCTCCGCTATAGTACAACATTAAATAATCGTAGTTGTTCCGTAGTTGTTGTGCTCGTTGTTTGTATATTTCAAATAACGGAGTCTCTATAGGAACAGTCCAATCAATTCCGCTATATATTTCATTATTAAACAGCCATTCTACTTCATACCCTGTGCGATTGCTTTCAATCAACGCTAGTGTTTTGTTACTAAACTTTTTAAAGCCTACACGGTAGAATCCTAACCTATCTGTGTTCATGTTATACTTTTGTAATAATTGTACAAGGGTAAAATATCATCATAATTTTTAATTATTGATTTGTAATCATAATTAGTTTCTATATGGAATGTTTGGGTGTCTGGATAATTATTTTTGCAAAAATCAGGTATGTTGTTGTAGAATAAATCTTTATATTCAATTTTGTTGATTTCAAAATATTCTTTCAATTTAATAACAAGTTTTTCTGAATAAACTCGACCAATGATAGTTTTATAATGTTCTTCAGCTAATATTATTGGTCTAATATGTTCAAAAGGTTTGATATCAGCTTGATATGTAAATGTGTTTAATTTATCTGCTACAAGATAACTAGCAATCACATCTGGGATAGATTCTCTGTAAACACAGTATATTTGATCATAATGCTTAAAATTAAATAAATCAAATTGATATCTTCTATCATCTTCCGAAAGATTTAATATTTTTCTAGGATAAAAATGTCGAGGGTGTAGTCGTATAACTCCGGAGGAAGATTGTGAATCCGCGATTATGATTAATTTATATTCACTTGGTAACATTTCTGCAGGCAGAAAATTAATCTTTTCTCCTAGTATTGGGATTCCGTAATATAGCGATATTGTTTCCAACAACATACTACTTCTAGTTCTTGCAAATGCTATAATACAGATTTTCATTCAAAATGCCTTACAATATTAGGAAACGTTTCCTTCCAATTTAATTTTCTAATAGGATCCCATTTGTTTAAGTGTTCGATCATTTTTGTATAATCTACTACAGGTAACTCTCGTAGAATTCCACTGACGATGTGGTGTTCTCCTAAACGTTTCCAAACTTCTTCCCGTAAACTCATTGGAGTACACGCAGCATCAACGGTCCCTTCACTTCTAATAAAATTAAAAGTAATAGGTGTACCGTCTATATTTTTGCTAAAATTCTTGTACAACCATTCGTCGATTTCATATGTGTATAATGCGTTCATGGGCATCACACAATAATTAACATGGTATCGAACATTTGCTGGTGCTTCGGTTATGAACCTGTTGGCTACTCTGGTCCACTTATCCCAAGTTAATGGCCATCTTGCATAATGAAATCGATCATTGATGCCATCGGCACTGATACCAATCATTACATCTTTACACTTACTCCATAGTTCTAAAACATCATCGTCTGGAAATATACTGCCATTGGTAGTGTATGCAAGCGAAACATTACTCAGGTCGTCGATTTCACTTAACAATTTCATGTGGGTATCAGTTAATAAAGGTTCGCCTCCCCAAAAATGCCAACGCTTTACCTTCTGAATATTAACGTCATTTTTAATAGTTTGTATTTTACTATCAATTTGACTTTCTGGTTGTATATGGATATAATTTTTATCGCGGTTAGCGTATTCATTTCGCCATAAGCTGCTTTGATCAGTGCCGCACTGAATACAGGCTGCATTACAAGTTGTATCTAAAACAATTTCTAATTTGTAGATTTCATCGCCAATGTCATCGGGTATTTGCTGATTAAATGTGTGACGTTGTGTATGTGTTATACCGTGAGTTTTTTCTTTGAGGGCACATTTACTGCATTCTGGCAGATATTCTGTATCGGCATCTATAAATCGTTGGCGGTGTTTTTTAAAAACAGTTGGATGAAACGGAAGATACTCATCATATAAACAACAGGGGTTAAATGTTAACGAATTACTATCTCCAGGAATTCTAAAACTTACTGCATTACTTAATGCCTTACAAAATTTATTTTGCATGTTTTTGTTTCCTCGTATTTCCATAATGTATTACTGTGCAACCTTCAATTTTAGGAATTGTTCTCCACGGATCAAGAACAACGCTGCCTGGCTCAATATAAAAGTAAAATTGATTTGGTAAAACTTCAACACCTGTTCCTGCGTAGGTAACTGCTGGATTATGTGCCATTAGAATAACAGCGCAACCTGCCCACACATCGCCAGTTAACGGATCTGCGTAGGCAACTTCAACTCCTTCAGCTTCTATAAAATGTCCTACTAGTTCACTATAACTGCCAATAGTATATTCAACATAGGGCTTGTAAGCACGACCATGAATTACCACAGGCAAATTATGTTCTTTAGCAAGTCCTAC